AAGTCCAAGAAGCAGATGATGAAGCATGAAAAGAACGAATCCGCTAAGAAGCGTGTTATGGAGGCTGGAACGGCTAATGGTGGCCGTATGAGCTATTCAACTTCTCGTAAGGCTTGCTAAAATGCCTTTAACTAAGAAAGGCTCCAAGATTAAGTCTGCCATGATGCAAGAATATGGCAAGAAGCGTGGAGAAGCAGTGTTCTATGCTAGCCGCAATAAGGGTACAATTAAAGGCGTAGACTATAAACGCAAGAAGGCATAGCATATGAATCCACGGGATTTGCCATGCAACAGCCCTAGACGCGATATTCAAGGCGGCAAGAAGTCTGTCGTTAAAGCCTGCCAAAACGGGAAGGAACGTATTGTGCGTTTTGGAGACGCTAATATGTCAATTAAGAAATCTTCTCCTGCTCATAAGAAAAGCTATTGCGCTAGGTCTGGCGGCATTAAAGGTACAGGAAATAAACTATCTGCAAATTATTGGTCGCGCCGCGCATGGGACTGTTAAGGTAATATAAGCCTATGCCTCGTTTCAGCAATTACGGCCCATTAGATAATCCAATGCTTGAGGAAGGCGATACGGGGTTTGCCCGTATGAACGCACGCTTGCGTCCCGACCAACTGAAGGCAGGGGAAGTGGCTCTGTCTACTAATGGCCGTATGGATATTGATGGGGCGTGGCAGCCGCGCATGGGTGTTCAAAGTTTTGGCACAGCCGTCACTACTAATTCTACGGCTCTCACCCTACCGTTCTATCTGTATGCCAATAAAACTGGCAATAGCGTAAGCAGGGTGGGAAATGTCATTACTATTGGATTTGCAACAGCCCATGCATTTACCACCGCAACATTGGCTAAAGTGTCTGGCATTACGGGCATTACGCCAACTCCAAACAAGAATAACATCATCACTGTTGTTACTAGCACATCAATCAGCATTACGATTGTAGGGGCAACAGGGACGATTGGCGGCACGGCAATAGTGGGGTCGCCGCAACTAGAGGATGACATTGTAAATGCTGTCTATGGCTCTTGTCTATTCTCAGACCCTACGACAGATAACACGGAATACATTGTCATTGCCACGAATAATGGGGCGCAAGCCATTAAGGTTTCAGACGGCAGCAGCACAACGATTGCCTATCCTGCTGGCATTACAATAAGCTCAGAAGTTAATCTGCTGCAAGCATTTAACTACATCTTCCTGTTCCGTGATGGCTTAACAGCCTTGCAATTTACAGGAACGCTCGTTGGCAGTCCAGCGTTTACTTTAGTTTCCAATGGGGCTTACACCCAACCTAGCACGTTTAATACGGCTGGTAATTGTGCCATTGCTGATGGCGTAGTGACAATTACAGAAACAGCTCATGGACTGGCAGTTGGCAATACTATCCGCATTATTGACCGTGGCACAACTACCCTTAATAACTTGTCGGAGTTCTTTATTACGGTAGTGACGGCCAACACATTTAAGTTCTTTGCCACAGCCAATGACATAACAGGAGCTAGCGTAGTAATGGGGTCGCCGCAAAGTGCTGGGGCTGGCTTCACCCATATGCCTGCGCCTCCGTGGGCTATCTATCACCAGAGACGGCTTTGGATGCCCTACTACTACACAATGGCTGGCAGCAGCGGCAGCCCCACCATTACGTCCCGCAACGTAACAGATGAAGTGATTGCCTCAGACATTCTTGACCAGAACACCTACGACCAAATCTTAGACGGTTTCCGCATTGCCTCTGGTGGCGCGGACTACGTTGTTGCTATTCAGCCTTTTGCGGAGGACAATATTATTGTGTTCAACCGCAACACTATCCACCTTATCCGTGGTGTTAGCCAAGCTCTTAGTGAAGTCACCGTGCAAGAAGTCACCCGCGAGGTGGGTTGTATTGCTCGTAAAACAGTGGTGCAAGTGGGCAATCAAGTGTTATTTCTCTCAGACAACGGTGTGTATTCCGTTGACTTCCAAGACCTTTACAATCTTCGTGGGGCATCTGTTCCAATGAGCGAGGCAATTAATCCCCTCATTCAGCGGATTAATACGGCATACATTGCTAACTCAGTGGCTATCTATCACGACAATCGTTATTACCTCGCCGTTCCCTTAGATACATCAACAGAAAACAACGCTATCTTGGTTTACAACTTCCTTAACCAAGGCTGGGAATCATTAGACACTATTGAGCAAACTGGCTGGAATATCCGCAACCTTATCCGTGCCGGGGCTGGCGGCCTAAATAAACTATATGCCATCAATCAGAACGGCGGCATCCATATCCTAGACAGCCGAGAAGACGACCTAGATTATATCAATCTACAAGTTGGCGGCACTCCAAGGGGTATTCCTATCAACTCAGAATTGAAGACACGGCAATACACAGGCGGCACAATGGACAGAAAGCGTTTTAATTCCTTTGAGTTGCAAGCACAGAGTTCTGATAGCAATGTCTCAGAAGTTCAAATTAACTTTTTAACACAGAATCCCGATAGTTCCACTACATTAGATTCCCTAGCGACAATGTTAGGCGCAACACTCCCAATCTCTGAAGATGTCTCTGCTAGGGGTAGAGTTGGCAATATCCGTGGGTATGGCGGTCAGTTTGTCTTGGCTCCAAGTATTGGGCGTCCCAAGATTCGCACAGTTAAAATAGCTGCCCAACTTACCGACCAAGGCATTAACTCCAAGGATTAATGTCTGCCATTAGAACAGGGTTTACTTGGTCTGATGATAAGGCTAATTGGTCTAGCAACAAGGCTACATCATTGCGTCTTAATCAGATGATGGATGATGCCTCAATTAATGATGGTGTTACCACGATTGATTTTTTGCTGGCAGATGGAACAGACAACTGGAATTATTACACTACTGCTGGATATTCAGCTAATCAACAAAGACTTGCAGAAGTGCTTTGCGGCGACATAGACAAGGTTGGCTATCCTATAGAAACTATTATCCTGACAGAAGGTGGTGGTGGATACACCAACGGAACGTATGCGTTTACGGTGAGCGGAGGCACGGGGACAGGCGCAACTGGTCGCGTTCAAGTGTCAAATAACCAAGTAGTAATGACACAAATACAGACAGCTGGTTCTGGCTATCGCATTATTCCAGCACAGATTTATTATACGGGAAGTGCATTTGTACTTAATGCGGGAGGTCGAGGAATCTTAAATGATACAGCAGCTATCAACGCGTTAATACCTAATGGTGTAAGCATTACAGCGGCATCTTTATTCCCATCAGGAACTACCGTAACGGGCAAGAGTTGGAATGGGTCTAACTGGGAACTTACCTTTTCTAATGCCGCAATTAATGTTTCTGGTTATTACACCTGTGCGTTTGGCATCCCAACGGTAGTGGCAGCTATTGGTTCTGGCGGCGGCTTTGACTATCGTTTCATCTTAGCAAACCGTAGGAGCTATCGCATCCCCGCTGGTTCTTATTTCTTTTCACAAGGTTTTGAACTTGCTGGTATTAACAATGCTCAGATAGATTGCACAGGAGCGTTGTTTTATAGCAATGGTTTAGACAACCAAGGCATTTTGTGGTCTGACACTTGCACGGATATTGAGATTGTGGGACTTAGATGCCAAAACCGTTATTCTAGCGGCACGCTAGACCCATCATTGCGGGGGGATGGTATGCCATGCACATTTCGCGGCTCATTCAATGTAATGCGTAATTGTGGCCTAGAATCTGGTGGTGATTATGGCCTTATTATTGGCGGCGATACACTTAGAAGTTATAACCTGCAAGTGTTGGACTACGACAATCGTTCCTCATGGGGTGATTGCTTTCACGTTGGCAACATTAACGGACTAACAATCAATAACTTTGAATCGTTACAGTCTGGGGATGATGTTATTGCCCTATATTCTGATGCTGGGTCTGTGGCCGCTAGTTATTTTCTTAACCTTACTCAGCCCACTTTTGTTGGAGGAATGACATATGTAAATGTTAATAGTGCTGGCAGCGGCTACACTAACGGCACATTCCTTTGCAATGCTGTTACAGGCGCAGCCCAAGCTAACATTACGGTGGCTGGCGGCATCATCACTGGAGGCACAGTGGTTGCGGCAGGTAGTTATAGCGTTGCACCACTGTTTAATCTTACTCCTCTAGGTGGTGGTTCTGGTGGACAAGTGCAAGCCCATTTAACATGGAGCAGCATTACAGGTAGTTGGGCTGGAGCTAATTACAATTTATTTCAACGGATAGGCTATCGGACAACAATGACATTTACTGACTCGCTCTATCGGATGCGCGTTGTCATTACAATGTCCAATACTAATAGTGGAAGTCTTACAACCACAGCAACTTTTGAAGATGGTGGTTATGGATATACAGCACAGCCAGATTTATACTATTCCAAGGGCGGAAATAATGTTGTTGTTACCAATGGGCGGGTGAAAAAAGGAAGTTGGCGCGGCATCCTAATTGGCCCCTACAACTGGGATAACATTATTATTTCTAGTGTTTCTTTTGATGGTATTGGTAGCAACGGAATTGTCATTGGCAGCGGAACAGACTCCTATGTTGCGGCACTTCCAGAACAAAAAAGCATTTCTTTATCAGCCCTATCATTTAAGGGTGTAGGCGTTGCTCAATATCGCGCAGATGTAACTGGGAATGTTGGCAAAATCTTTAAGCTTAATGGCGGCAGCATATCTGCTACCAACACAGGTTCAGACAATAGCACTTTACAGATAGAGTATTCCTCTAACATGACAGTTCAGATAGACTCTAGCTTGGGAGCCACAACTTACTCTGGCACAGGCAACACTAATGTTGCATACGCCACTCGCACAACCTTCTAATCTGATATACTACCCCTATGGCCGTTCTAACAACAGGTAATACATTCGCAAATGGTGACCAAGTAACAGCCACCAATCTTAATGCCGCTGTTAATAGCTCCATTTTTGCTTCTGGTGCGGTGGACACAATAACCACCTACCTCAATTCTGGTGCTATCAGCGTCAAGGATGCTGGCATTACAGCAGCCAAGCTAGAGACAGGCACAAACGGCCAGCTATTCATTGGCAACGGCACGGGCTTTACTAAGGCTACATTAACGGCTGGGGCTGGCATAGCTATCACCAATGCTTCGGCAGCCATTACGGTGTCGGCGGCAACATTAGGCGCATCTCCCGCCCAATACTACCTCACAATGGTAGACAAAACAGACACAACGGGCAAAACGCTCATGGTGTCTACAGCCTATCAGAACGCTGGGGCTGGCAATGGCGACACAGTGTTCCCTTCAACTAAAGCAGTATTTTCTGGATTCTTTACGGCAGCTACATCTATTAATGCCCCAGAATATCAATCTGGCGGCACTAGAGTAGTAGGGTCGCAAGCATTGGCCGAAGCTAATGTATCTCTCTCTGGAACGTATGCCTCTGATTATGCGGCATTGCAAACAACTATTAATAGCCTTTTAGCCAAACTTCGTACTCACGGGTTAATTGCTACCTAATGGGAGCCATCCAAGATGCAATTGCTCTATACGGCCCTGACTTTCCTCGGCTTCATGGGATGTATTTGGAGCGAGGCTTCTGTTATTCTGAGCCTACAATGCTTGCTCTTGCAAGGCCGTGCTTGGTTGAAAGATACGAGGAATGGGTGGAACCGCAAGATGCGGATGCTTGGTGGATTGAGCTATG